TTCGCAGTGCATCCGAATGGTGCCGTCGTTGAAGATGCTGACGTAGTACTTTTGCCAGGCGTTGTTGTCGCCCTCACCGACGCTGGCGACTCTCACATGGTCGAACATTGTTGTACCTCCAAAACGATGTCGCGCAGTTCGTCGAGGGCTGCGCGTCGGGTGGGGAATCGGCAGATGTTTCTGTCGCCGTCGCGGATGTAGGACACGTCGCCGTTTTCGCAGTTGAATCTGACGAGTTTGTATTCGCGGCTATCTCCGGTGTAGTCGCGGGTGGATTCGACCCAGGACCGGGAGCCTTTGGGGTAGTCCTCGCGGGGCTGTTCGACGTAGATGGCCGATTCCAGTTTGGGTCGGTAGGTCTTGACGGTGGTGGTGCTCCACCAGAAGTATCCGGCGGCGGCGTTGGCGCGTTTGATCTCGCCGAGGGTGGTGTATCCGCTGTTGGTCATCCGTAGACCACCTCTCCGAACAGGCCCCACTGCACGATCATGTCGGCGGTGTCGGCGTCGTAGTCGCCGTCTTTGCCGTTGGTGTTGTAGGCGGTGACGTACTGCCAGTGGTAGTGGTCCTCGCGCCAGGGTTTGATCTGGTCGAGGGGAACGGGCTGGCCTTTGCCGTCAACGAGTCCCTGGACGTAGAGGCTCATCAGCCGGGCTCCGCGGTGGATGACGGGGAGGTCAATGCGTAGGGGCTGCTTGTCCTCGTCGCAGTCTCCGACGGTGCCGTCAGGATCTCCGAACACACCCCAGCCGCCTTCGACGGGATGGATGATGGCGTAGAAGCCGTCGATGTCCTCGGCGGGGCCAGTGGCGATGTCGGGAAGTGCCCAGTGGTATTCGCTGCACTGTGACCAGTACCCGATTCCGCCTTCCAGGGCGGTGGTGAACAGTTCGTGGAGGAAGGTTTTACGCGCCTCGCTCAGTGTCTCGTTGAGCAGTGTGGGTGGAGAGGACATGCGAAGGTTTTCCTTTCTGGCGGGTGTTTCCCTGCCTGGTCTGTTGATAATACAGACTCCCGCAGGTATTGTCTAGGGTTTCGTTGTGGTGTGTCTTTGTCCCTGATGGCCCTGCACGGTCCCCTCCTACCGTCTGCGTTATGGCCTCAACCTCGCCGCTTGTCGGCACCACGACGCTCGTCAAACCATCAGAACTGTCGGTGTTTCACCGCAACGCCCGCATCGGGGATGTCGATGCGATAGCCGGTTCCCTGAAAGCCAACGGCCAGTTCAAGCCGCTGGTAGTCAACATCGGGACGCACACCGGCAGACCGAATGAAGTGCTGGCCGGAAACCACACGCTGAAGGCGTTCCGCGACCTGGCTGAGCAGAACCCGTTCGATCAGCGGTGGGCTCATGTGGCGGTGCATTGGGTCGATGTGGATGACGACATGGCCACCCGCATCGTGCTGGTGGACAACCGCAGCTTCGATGCCGGTGAGTTCGACACCGACACTCTGGTCGCGCTGCTGGGTGAGGTCGGCACCACCGGCACCGGGTATTCCGACGCTGACCTGGATGCTCTGGAAGCGACGTTGGACCGTCCCGCCGCCCCGGATGTCGAGCCTCCTGAGGAGGACCCGGAGTTGGAACCTCCGGTGTTGGGGCCGGCGTCGGAGTCAGCGATCAGCTTCACGATCACCTTCGACGACGAGCCGCAGCAGGAGATGTGGTTCGCGTTTGTGAAGTGGTTGAAGGACCAGTACCCGGACCCGGATTTGACGTTGGCCGAACGGGTGGTTTCCCACCTGAATGAGACCGAGGGGAGCCGGGTCTGATGGCTGACACCGATGTGACACCGGAAACAACCTCGTCTGTGGCACCGTCGGCGCTGCGGATTTACGGTCGTAACCCGCGCCGGGGGAATGTGGGGGCGGTGGCCGCGAGCCTCAAGGCTCACGGCCAGTACCGCCCGATTGTGGCCAATATCGGGACGCACACCGGGCGGCGGTTTGAGGTTCTGGCGGGTAACCACACGTTGAAAGCGTTCCGTCAGCTGGCGCAACGCCACCCTGAGGATGAGCGGTGGAACGCGATCCTGGTGCATTGGGTCGATGTGGATGAGGACCAGGCGGCACGCATCGTCCTGGCTGATAACCGCACCGCTGAGAAGGGCCGTTACGACAACAAGGAGTTGGCTTCGCTGCTTTCTGACGTGTCCGACGATCTGACCGGTTTGGGCTACACCGCCGAGGATCTGGATGCGCTGCTGTCGGTGCCTGAGCCGGTGACCGTGGACATTGACGATTTGTCCGGTGACGATGATGACGAGGAACCGATCAACAACCGCGGCCAGTCAATCATCAGCTACTCCATCGTGTTCGACGATGAGAAGCAGAAGAAGGTGTGGACCGACTTCATCGGCTGGTTGAAGCGCAAGGACCCCGACTCCACAATGCCGCAACGTCTGTGTGACTACATCGCGTCGGTGATGTGATGGGCGGGGTCGATGACATGCTCGACACGATCCGGGCGGTGCAGGTCGTGGTCGACATGTATTTCCTTGAACACGCCTACGGAACGCCGGCTGAGTCCTATGCGCTGTCCTGCCGGATCGTGCAGCACCTGGTCGATGAGGGCCGTTTGCCGTGAAACGGATCAAGCATGTGAAGGGGTTCATCGACTCTGATGTGCTGACCGAGGCGGTCAAGCGGATGCACCACATCTACGACGTGTTCGATTCGGTGCTGGTGGCGTTCTCCGGGGGTAAGGACTCGCTGGTGACGTTGCATCTGGCGCGTGAGGTGGCGTTGGAGCGGGGGGACCGCCGCCCGGTGAAGGTGGTGTTCCGCGATGAGGAGTTGATACCGGACGCGGTGGTGGATTTCGTTGACGAGTACCGCCGCAAGGACTGGATCGACATGCGGTGGTACTGCGTGCCGCTGGAATCGACGAAGTACATTCTGGGGACCTCGACCCGCTATATCCAGTGGGACCCGGATCGACCTCATCTGCGCCCGATCCCCGATTTCGCGTTGACCTCCGAGAAGCTGTGTTTGGATCGGCGTCTGGTGCTGGATCAGTACACGATGGACACTCTGGCTGCCCGTGACGAGAAGGGCAAGGTCGCCATCGTGACGGGGGTCCGGGCCGCGGAGTCGCTGATGCGGTTTCGGGCGATGACCGCGAAGCTGACGGAGAACTACATCAACACCACCGCCGAGAAGCGGGTGATGACCGCCAAGCCGATTTTCGACTGGCAGGAGAACGATGTGTTCCGGTACTTCTATGACCGGGACATCCGCTACTGCCCGATCTATGACTCGCAGCTGCTGAGCAAGGAGCCGTTGCGGGTGTCGACCCCGCTGCACGCGGAGCGGGCTAAACGGCTGGGTAACACCAGGGCTTACGCCCCGGTGTTCTACGACCAGTTGCTGCAGTTGTTCCCCGAAATGGCGGTGCAGGAGCGGTACTACCACGAACTGGACCGGGCGGGCATGTTCGCCCGGTACGGGCAGTCCTATGACGGGGTGCAGGCGTGGGTGGAGGACACCATCGACGACGAGGTGCAGCGTGCCAAGGCTCTCAAAGAGTTGGGTCATGTGCGGTCCAAGGCGGTGGAAACCCCCGACTCGTACCCGCCGGATTACGTGTTGGGTCAGTTCATGGCGGGTGCTTATAAGCGAGCAATCACCGCGCTCAGTGTTGCTCAGCAGCAGGCCCGTAAGGAGAAGGCGTCGTGACGGTGAACGCGGCGGGGTTGCCCCGTTTGGATGCTGCGGAGGGAGATCCCGTTGACCACATCCGATGGGTGCCGGCAGACACCCTCGACCCCAACACCTGGAATCCGAACCGGGTGCACGCTGCAGAGTTGCGGTTGCTTGAGCGGAGCGTGCTGTCTACCGGGTGGTTGCAGCCGTTGCTGGTCAACCCCGACCGGCTCATCATCGACGGGTTTCACCGATGGCGGTTGAGTCAGGACAGTGATCGAATCCGGGCTCGTTGGAAGGGCCGGGTTCCGGTGGCGGTGCTAGATGTGGACCGGCCCACGGCGATGTTGATGACGATTCGGATCAACCGGGCCAAGGGGTCGCATATCGCGGTGGAGATGAGCGCAATTGTGCGGGAGCTGATCGAAGAGCACGGTGTGGCGCGTGATGTGATCGCCGCCGAGATCGGCGGCACCAAGGAGGAAGTGGATCTGCTCGCCCAGGAGGGCGTGTTCAGTGCCCGCAGCATCAACAAGTGGGCGTATTCGCAAGCTTGGTATCCGAAGGCGGAATGATGGCGGTGGAGAGGGCCACCTGGAAGGAGATCGCTCCTTTCGCCGCTCTTGCGGCGAAGGAGCGGGTGAACGTGACCCAGGTGAAGGATTGCGTGTGGTTCAAGACGGTCAACTCCAAGGGCCGGATCACCGGTTTTGCGGGGGTGGCTCCGGTGAGTTCGACGAAGGCCCGGATTCGGGCTGTCTGGGTGAGGCCGGATTTCCGCGGAATGGGGTTGGGGGACGAGGTGTCTCAGGCGTGCCTGCAGTACGCGGTCAGTGCCCGGTTCAAGGAAGTGGAGATTCTGTCGTGGGACAAACGCTGGGCGTTACGGGCCGGGTTTGAGGACCGGGGTCCGACGCAGCATGGTGCTTCGCGGCTGGTCTACTCGATTTCCTGATCGGGGAACTCGTAGGGCGTGCATCTGCCGGTGAGGCAGCGGTCCAGTCCTTCGCAGCTGTTCATGCCGATGCTCAGGCAGCAGCCGACCACTTCTCCGCAGATGGTGTAGTTGCCGTATCCGGTGTGGACGGTGTGGGCGCGGGTGCCGCCTTGTTGTCGGCGTTCGCGGATGGGTCCACCGGCCTGTATCCATCCTGGCGGGTAGCCGATGGATTCCAGCCGGGCGATGAAGGAGTCGATGCTTGTGCCTTTTTTGCCGCTGCCGGTTTCGGGGATGGGGCCGATGATGACGGGCAGTTCTCGCCAGCCGGGGTAGCAGTGGTCGTGGGTGTCGTAGACGGCGGCGTCTTCGCTGGTGCGGGCGGGGCCGTACCAGCTGCACCCCCGGCAGGAACCCCGAAACAGGTAGTAGCCGACGCACTGGCAGCGTTCTTCGCCGCGGCGGTTCCAGCAGTTGCAGCGCATGTCCAGTGACAGGAGGGTGGGGCGGCAGGTGTCGGTGGGTTCGTCGGTGTCTCGTCCCCAGCCGCCGGGGTGGCAAATGGCGATACCCCAGTACCGTTCGCGTTCGTAGGCCGGGCCTGCGGGTGTGAGTTGGGCGGGAGTGAACAGTTCCAGTTGCGCGGTCATTCGTCGGCCTTCCAGTCGGTGACCCAGCGGTGGATGAGGCCAACGGTTTCTTGGCGTAAACCCAGTTCCGCGATCACCGCGTCGGCCACGTCATAAGGCGAGAACTCCACGCGCCCATCCCGCCGTTTGGACAGCTTCTCCACAACAGCGGCGGCGATCCGCTCACGGAGGTCACTCATTGACAATCTCCCAATCCGTCACATGGCGGCGCACACGTTGATCCGGCTTTCCGTTGATGATGCGTTTCGCCAGGTGTGTTTGCAGCCCTAGTTCTTGGATCACCGCGTCGGCCAGTAGCCAAGCGCACTCCCGGTTGATGTAGTCACCGTCGAGGACAACCTCTTTGGAAGAAAGGATGGCGGCGATACGGGTGCGTAGGTCAGTCATCGTTTCCTCCCAATCCGATGGAGTTGGGGTGGATGAACTTGATCGGGCAGATCATGTCGAGGACGGTGGCTGAGCGTTCGTCGTTGATGTAGTTTGCGTCTTGGTACATTTCGTCGGGGTAGATGTTCTTGATGACGTAGAGGGCGTTCTTCTGTTCCAGGGGCCGGCCACGGAATCCTGACCGGACGGCGAGCTTGTAGTCCTCCCACATGTTCGGCATCTGCCAGCGCATGTGCAGCAGCAGGTGACAAGTGATGCACAGCGGCAGGTGGATGTGGTCGTTGCTGTAGTCCTCGCTGTGGCCGTGGATGGTGCCTTCGGTTTGGTAGCAGGCATCGCATTTGACAGGGCGGGGTACTTCGCCGCTGGCCCAGAGTTTGTGGACGCGGCGCAGGCTGGCTTCGCGGAGTTTGCCTGAGAATCCGTTGTAGTTCGACAGTCCCATCGTGCCCTTTCATAATGCAGTCTTGTGGAGGTATTTTATCAACTCCCGGTTTGGCACGGTGTATCCCTAGCCTGTGTCTTATGGCCTCATTACCGCCGCTAGACGGCACCTTTTCCAGCGATCAAGTCGCCCGGATCTACGAGGAAACGAAAGGCTGGCCCCCGGAGCAGAAAGCCGCGATTCTGGCGTACCTGGAATCCGCGGCGACCCGCGAACGTATCCGCACCCAGTACCGCAACGCCGCCGAGATCGCCGCCGCTGTTGATCCCGACTTCCACATCACCCCGGCCCTGCAGACCATCGCGGATGCCATCGAGCAGACGCTGAGCAAGCCTCGCCACAACCTGCTCGTCACGATGCCACCGCAGGAAGGCAAGTCCACTCTGTGCGCGGTGTGGACTCCGATCCGGGCCTGGCAGTTGAACCCGAACCGACGCATCATTCTGGCCTCCTACGGCGACGATCTGGCGCACACCCACTCCACCAACTGCCGGTCGGTGATCGAGGCGCACGGCACCGACGTGATCGACCCGATGACCGGGGCTCGCGTCGAGGACAAGCTGGGGTTGAAACTGTCCTCCAAGTCCCGCCGTATTGACGCCTGGCGCATCGACAACGCGAAAGGCGGTCTGGTGGCCGTCGGCCTGGGGTCGGCGATCACCGGGCGTCCCGCCGACTTGTTCATCATCGACGACCCGTACAAGAACATGCAGGAAGCCGACTCCATGACTCACCGGGAGAAGGTGGACATGTGGATGGCGTCGGTGGCCATGACCCGCCTGTCGCCGGAAGCGTCGATGATCCTCATTCAGACTCGCTGGCACCCGGAGGATCTGGCCGGAAAGGTGATGGCGGCTGAGGCCGAACTGCCCAAGGAGCAGCGCACCTGGCGTTACCTGAACATTCCGGCGATCTCGGAGAAGGGTGTGCCGGACGCGCTGAACCGGAAACCGGGCACGGTGATGGTGTCGGCTCGCCGACGCAGCAAGCAGGAGTTTGAGCAGACCCGCCGCCAGGTCGGTGAGCGTGTCTGGTACGCGCTGTACCAGGGGATGCCGACCAACCCTGCCGGTGGGCTCTTTGAGCGTGCCTGGTTCGATCCTCCGGTTCCGTTCCCCGACTACCCGGTCGCCGCTGTGGTGGGGGTTGATCCCGCCGACTCCGGTGAGGGGGATGAGACCGGCATCCTGGGTGCGGTCCTGGGTGGGGACGGTTCCATCGTGTTCACCGACGACGTGTCTGGGCTTTACACCTCCGAGCAGTGGGCGCAGAAGGCTGTCGATCTGGCTTTGCGGTTGGGAGCCAGGGAGATCGCTCTGGAAGGTTTCGCCACGTTCACCACCTATGCGGCGGTGGTCAAGCACGCCTACGGGGCGATGCACAAGAAGGCGCGGGAGAAGCTGGCGACAGGCAAGTCCCTGTCGGAGGTCGAGCAGCGTGCGCTGTCCCCGACACCGCCGTTCATGACGGTGAAGTGGACTGCCGGCGGTGATCCGGTGGGGAGGGCTGCCGGTCTGCGGCAGGCATTGGAAACCAAACGTGCCCGCGTGGTGCCGCACATCATGAGCGTGTTCATCGACCAGGCTGCCGACTGGCAGGCTGGGCAGCACTGCCCGGACAGGGTGAGCGCGGCGGTGATCGCTCATGACCGCCTGGACAAGCTGGGGGCGGGGATGGCAAATTACGCCTCTCCTCTGCATCGTGGAGGCCGCGACACGCCGGGATGGTTGACCAGGAAAGTTACCGACGGACGTGGGGGTTTGCCGGTCACCAGCCGGTAACGGATTCATCCCGGTTTCCTAGCGTCGCCCGGATGAATCGACAAACCTTCATTCGTTTGGGCCTGTCCTCGATCATCGCGGGAGCCATGCTGCCGCTGTCAACAGGGTCAGCGCGGGCTGTCCCTCTGGTCGGTGGTTACGGTCTGGTTCCCAACGCTTGGGCGTTGGCCGACTACATTCGCAACACCTATCCGGGTGTGCAGTCCATCGGCGGTGTGCGCTCCGATCCGCTGCCCGATCACCCGTCAGGCCGGGCCATCGACATCATGGTGGGCAACAACACCGGTCTGGGTAACGCGATCCACGCTGACATTCTCAGCCAGTCTGACCGGTTCGGGGTCAGCTACACGTTGTGGCAGGTGGCGTATCACTACGACCACATTCACGTCACGGTGTTCTGAACACCTGACGCACCATCTCTGCCTCATACTCGTCGCGCCCGATAATCACCGTTCCGTCGGGCAGGGTGAACACCTCGGAATCCACCGGGAACTCGTCAGCAGCCATCGCCTGATTCTAGGCGAGGTCGAGGGTTTCCACGGTGATGTGCGCCCCGGTGGGCTCGTCGCGTTCGGCGATGCGTTTCCAGACGTTGAACGACACGATCTG